TCCATTCCGCTATCTATCAATTCATCAACGAATAACACGTTAATCGTGCTGTATAATGACTCGAATATGTCACGGAAACTCCAACTTAAACCTAATATAAGTCGGTTTCTTTCACCCCTAGATAAGTTATCAAAGTCTAAATCACGACCTAATTCAGTAATTTCTACTGTTAAATCACTCTGGAATACAACATCATGTGGTAATCCCAACTTATCTAAGTAATGTGCTAGACGAGAATTTAAATAACTTAAGTTCTGGTCTATAATCTTTTTACGAATAAAACTATCTTTGTTAGTTAGCAGTTTCAATAGAAAGTCTTGATGTTCAAGTAAAGAAACCAAAGAATTCATATGACCATAATCAACATCTTCTAATGCACTATCACGCATCTCAGCAATTTGTTCTGCATACGGGTCTTCGGTGTTATTATTTAATTCAATCTGTTCTGCTAACTTGTCTACAGAGTTTTGATGTTCGTATGCATCCGATAATGTAGAGTAGAACGTAACAGGCTTGTCACCTATGCTACCAATACTCTCAACTAATGTGTTATGTTCTTTCAACGAAACATCATTGGTGGAGACTTGCTCGACGGCTTCATTCTTTAGTGTATTCTTGCTTAGTAGAATTTCTTCTTGTTTCTCATCATGAATTTCTTGACCACAAGAGTGACACTTATGTTCTTCAATAAGTTTTATTTCACCATCTAATCGTTCTATTAGTTTAGACTGCTTTGTGTTATCTGCTTCGATACTATTAATCCAAGTAGTTGCTTGGTTCTTAGCAGTCAAGTTCTCATTGTATGTTACAAGTAATGCATGTTTTTCTAGTTCATCTTTAATGTCTACATGCGATAACGATTTTAGTGCTGTCTTTAGATTATCTACATCTGATGTTTGTTTGTTACTCCAAACTTTTTGTCTACGCTCAATGTCTTTAATACTTTTTAGAATACGAGCATTAGTATCTTCTTTTGCTCTTAATGTATATTCTTCTTCTTTTACTTGTTCTTTTGTATTCTTTGAAATCTCTTTTAGAACTTCTGCTTTGCGAGACAGTTCTGTGATTCCTAGAAGTTCCTCAATTAACTCTCTTTGGTCATTTGCACGTAATGACAAGAACGGCTCGGTGTATGTATTAAGTGCGACAATGTGTTTGAACATTGCGTGAGAAAGTCCAATAATACTCTCTACTTCAAACTGGGTCATTCGCATCTCGCCTTGACCAGCATTCTCTACATCGTTGTCACCAAGTTCCATGCCATCACGCAAGAAATGAAATACATTTGGAGAACGCCCACGTTCAATGCGATATTCGTTTCCATTATATGAAAAATCAACTGTGACCATCATGCCTTTACCATTAGTCTTGTTGATTAGATTATTCTGTTTAATATTTGTAAGTGCTTTACCATATAGTCCATACGACAATGCATTGATTAGAGTGGTCTTGCCTGTTCCGTTACGAGAACCATCACCACCTAAATCTATATTATTACCTAGGACTAAAGTCAATTCGTCCTGGTCTAATTTAACAGCCTGGGTTACATTACCCACACTCATAAAATTTCTTATTGTTATGTTCTTAATTGTTAACAAACTTATACCTCTCTTGCGTAAGTTCCAAATTGTATTGGGTCAATTGATAATTCGTTGACATTGATATATTCTGGTTGGTTGATTGCCCATACTACTAACTCTGCAATGTATTCAACGTCAATCAGTTTTCTATCTGGGTGTTTCTTCATAACACTAGATGTTGTTAAACTTCCTGGTGAAATTAGTGTTGTTTTAATATTACTGCCACCCATTGCTTTGTAAGTTAAATCTCTGTTGTAGGCTTTAAGTGCCTTCTTTTCTGTTGGATATCTCCAAGTTCTGCCTTTTACTCCCGTGTCAGCAGTGGAACCTAAATTTATAATATGTCCTTTTCTCCCTGCTTCTTCCATCGCATTGTATACAGCCTCAACGACCATAACTTGTTGGAACTTCCATATCGCAGAATTGTTTATAAAAATATCAAAGTCACCTTCGATGTATTTCTCTGCCAATTTTTTCTGACCTTCACTCGTGTCTAATTGATAGTCATTGCTTCTACTTGCTGTTTCATATTCTATATCGGGCAATGTATCAAACAGATTACAAATAGCCTCGCACAGGCCATAGTTACGACTTCCAGTAATTAATATTTTTTTCATAAATTGTTGTATATTTCAATAAGTATATTTTTATCGAAACTGCCGTTATTGTCTAATGATGCCAATTGCGACACGACAATTTCGTCTATTGTTTCAAAATGTATTTCAGCACCAGTGTCGTTTTCGTGTTCATTACTTTTGACTGGCACTAACGTTACATCACGTAACTTATATGTTTCTACGAATGTATCCTTAATAAAATTTGCTTCTTCATAAGAAATATCTATATCTAGCGTTATCTTTACCGTAGTTTTTGGTACTAAAAACTTATCGGGGTCATCTAATAACTTTGATAGTGCAATTGTTCTGTATTTTGGTGCATCTTTCCAAGTGAAGAACTCTGGTTCTTTATCCCACTCTAAGTACATCCAACCTCTATCGTCATCCCAGTTGTCTGAGAAGTTATGAGGGAACGCATTACCAATATAAATTACATTGTCTTTTATCTGGCGTTGATGAAAGTGCCCAGTGAATACATAATCTTGGTTCTTAAACATACTGCCTTTAAGACCACCGTGGTCTGGCATTTCAATCATTGCATTGAGTTTAAATGTTGGTAACTCTAAATGACTAAAGATGTATTTTGTCTTTATCTTAGGAACTTTCTTCCATTCATCACCGACTAACCATGGCACAATACCGACATCGCCCTCTATGAGTGTATCTCTTACTAGAACTACATTAGGCAGGTCATCAATAAATTCCATAGAGTTTACATCACGGGTTTCACGGTAAAATAAATCGTGGTTGCCCAAAATGACATAAACTTTTTCGAATGCTTTACTTAGTCTTCGCAGGCCTGCAAGACTGTATTTCATTGTTGATATGTTTAGACTTGACCTGTTGTGATGCCAATCGCCCAAGAATATACAAGTTTCGCAATCTCTTTTCTTTGCGTCTTCTATAAACCAATCAACGAAATCTAAGCAATCTTCGTTGTGCTGTTTTGCGTTGTTCTTTAGACCCCAATGGATATCCGTAAAACAGGCGGCTTTTTTAAAAAGGTTATTAGTCATTGTCGGCATAAATCTCTTTAATGGTTTCTGTTGGGATAGCATCGTCTGTAATTTTTGTTTTGACGACTTTCTGCCAACGCTCCTGAGATTTCATTTCGTGTGCCAATTGTCTTGTCCAACTTGGCGCCTGTCCTGCTTTTTCGAGCAAGTCATCACGTATGCCTTGATTTTTCTTTTCTATGTTAAGTACACGAGTGAATGAATTGTTTACTACTGTTGTGTAGTAGGCAAAGGGATTATCACTCTTGTCTTCGTTAAATTGTAGTCCAATTTGTGCTAATTGTAGCAATGCTTGTCCTCGCATTTCATCAATATATGTATAACCACGCCAGTTAGACCGTTGTGAATATCGTTCTACTAACTTGATATACATCGTTGCCAAAATAGCAGTAATTTTACCCGCACTCAAATCAAATTCTTTATCTTTATTGTAATGTGAGATACCAACTTCGTTAAGTTTTCCATCTACGTATGTGTAATGGGTGAATGCTGGAAATGGTAATTTTACTTTGTGGTCGGCAACAGTTTTAGGATTGGCTTTACGTCCGGGCTCATCGGGTATATGGTCAAAACCCATTATACGAAACACAATTTCGTCTTCAGTAAAAGAATTAGGGTCGATTTCAAAGTCTACCTGCTTCTTCTTTTTATCTTCATTCGCATCCCAAGCCAGTTTTTGTAAGCGTTTTGCTTTGTTTTGTCTTGCTTGTTCAACAGCATCAGCAATATCATCAGTTGAATATAAGATAATTTCATGTTGATGATGTTGGTCTCTATCTTCAAACCAAGAATAGTTCGATTTCGAAATATGTATTTGTTTCAACATATCCTTGTTATTTAAGTAGTTTACCCGTCTTGCCATAGTATATTTCTCCTAATTTAACTCTATTATAACACTATTTGTTAACGAATGTCAAGTGTTATAATGCCTATATAGTAAAAAGTTTCTTTTCCAAAAAGTTCGTAGATAATACAACGATAAATACTGTTATAATGAATTAGGAGTAAAAGTTATGGCAAGTCCATATTACACAAAACAACCAGTATACTTAGAAGACCCGAGTCGCAGATTTGGCAATGAAGGCAACATTCTATCTAATTTTGAAATTAGTCATGAAGGCGAAGGATTCGACAGGGAAATTCCAGAATATACGACACTTTCAAAGAATACAACCATCGACGGTTATTTTGTTGGTTTCAAAGGGTCCAAAGTGAAACTTTCAGATAAAACTCGTGCTTCGCTTATGGGTGGCCCAACGCTCAAAGATTATGATTTGGGACCTACAAGGCTTAATTTTCCATTTACTCCTACAATATCAGTAATTCAAAGTGCAACCTATAATTCATATGACTTTGACCACAGTAACTTTCAGCAAAGAGCATTCGTTAATCATACAAATATGGACCTTAACATCACTGCTCCAATGATTGTACGAAGTGAAGAAGAAGCAGAATATGTGTATAACGCATCGACCTGGATTAGAAGTACAATGAAAATGCAATGGGCAAATGATGATAACCCAGGTCAACCACCACCGATATTGCGATTCAACGCACATGGAATATATGATAATGTTCCTTGTGTTGTTCGTGACTTTACGTGGAACTTAGACTCTGACATAGATTATGTAGAATGTAATGGTATGAGAGTTCCAGTTATGAATATGTTTGTTTTATCACTAACTGTTTCATATTCACCCAAGAATATACGAGAAAACTTTAGTGTTAAAGACTATCTTTCGGGCAATTTAAAGGACGAAGGCTATGTATAAAAAAAATTCTCCATGGAGTAAAACAAATATAATCGATGATACAATATTAGATTTAATTACATTTAGAAGTATATTTCCCGACCCATATGATGTTATATATACAATACCAGCAAAGTATGACGAGCGTCCGGATTTATGTAGTTATGAAATGTATGGCACTGCCAAGTATTGGTGGATTTTTGCCGCTAGAAATCCTAATGATTTAATTGACCCTATTAGAGATTTTTCTGCAGGAATTAAAATTTTCATCCCAAACAAAGACAACATTAGTAACATGGTATAATCAAATGGCGATAAGAAACTTCAAAGATATGGTAGATTTGTATAAGGGCGATTTCATAGAGAATCCTCTTGACAATTATAAAACCTATACATATTCACTAGAATGGTTTGTGGTGAACCAAGAACAAACACGAAAATTTCAATTACAAGAAGCCAAGTTAGCAGGATTGATTGCTAAAGACGAATGGCCACAGCCTACCACGCAGTATATAACAATTGCTAAAACAGCCTATACTACAGAATTTAACATAACAAATCTAAATGTTGTGTCTGTTGGTAGTGGAAACTCGAACCATAGTAAGGTTGCCGGCACGGCAGATAAAATTGAATTTACTGTTACTCAGGTTGGAAATACAAGTTTGTCAGATTCAGTTCAAACTGCGATAGCATTATGTGGATATAAATCCATTTCAGATGCAGTGTACTTTATGAAAATTAACTTTTTAGGCGAAGAAGAGAACGGAACACTAACTAAATTGGAACAAACAAAAGTTATGCCGTTTAAACTTATGAACTATAATACTGTGAACACTTCTACTGATTCCAGAGGAACAACTACAGTAATTCAAGGTCAAGTTGACGGTGATATTGCTGTTTCGACTGCATATGTATCTACAATACAACACGAGTTTAATTATGATTATGGAATGACATTAGAAAAAACATTAAGTAATTTTTTCGAACATTTAAATCTCCAAATTGATGAAAATAATAAACACTTAGATGACTCAATGAAAAACTCTTATGCGTACGAGTTTTCTAAGCAGTTCAAGGATGTATATTCATCCTCAAAAATGCCAAAAGGAAAAGAGGGTTTTGTCGCAAAAGGAAAAAATAGTGCTATACAAATTGGCGAATCGATGCCAGGACAAAGCATATATGGAACGATAGAAGAGATTGTTCTTCAATCCGATAATATTAGAGAAGAGTTGACTAAGGATAATCCCAGTTATACTTGTGTACCGAGAATTACACCACAGTTGTCATTGAAGATAGATGGATTTAATCCAATAAAAGGAACACAATCATATGAAATTACCTATTTTATAGATTATCAGAGAAAAATGGTCGAGCAGAACATGGTTGACTTTTTAACAAAAATAAAAAACAATAAGGCAAATTGCTTAGAACTATTTGAATCAGGATTTGTTTATAAAAAATATGATTATCTATTCACTGGAAATAACGACCAAATATTAAATTTTGAGATTTCGTTACAAGCCGAATTGATAAAGACGTATATCACTCCTACAGATACTATGAAAAACATAGACTTTAGAAAAGATAACCTTGCGGGCAGGAAACTAACAGAAGCCCACAAAGAATTGCTCGGCAAATTAGAAGGAGATGTGACAGCAGCCAAAGACGCATACGACGACCAGCAAATAAAAATTGACAGTGTTAATAAAAAACGAAGCACTTTTGGAAACACCTATAAAGATAAAATATTGACTGCAATGGGCAATCACAAAAAGTTCAAGGATGAAGACATTGAGGAAAAGTATGGTTCTCTGGATTTTGGTGAACTAATGACTGAATTAAAGATAGCAGAGAGTAGCGCCGGCGACATTGCTAAGAGAAGTGAGGCCGGCAATGTTAACAAAGTACGATATGTCGCAGGCATTAATGTTCATGTGTTGAGACGGAAGTATGAAAAGTTCCAAGATAAAATAGTAGAATTACAAGAGGCGTTGAAGAAAGGTGAAACGACATTGGCCGAAGCAAAAAAATCTTTTCAGGAAACGTTCCAAGACATTACTGCAACAAATTTAAAATTAGGTGCTACTGACGATTTGTCAGCCAAATTAGATGGATATAAATCTTCAACAGACTCGATATTCAAAGAATTAAGAAGTAAAAATAAGCAAGGTGTCATATTAGCAGAAGAACTTGGTGATGATTATATTACTACAATGTCTAATGATAACTTTAGAACAATTCTTACAGCACAAGCACAGAACCCTATTCAATTTAAGCGTCTTATATATAAAGATGCAGATGGCAATTTTACAGGTTCAACAAGTGAAAACGCAGATGCTTCCTTAATGAACGCCAGAACAAAATACTACGAAGCAAAGAATGGTGAAGTAAGTATGTTCTATGCAGACATGACTATTAAGGGTGACCCATTCTTTATAGAAGGATATATGCCAGCCAAGACAAAAAAGGTGTTGTTTGGCAATGGCGGAAAAGTTCTTGATACATCTTTTGCTCCTGTTAACTCATTTCTAAATGGCTTCCCACATATAGTATTAGAATCCAAAATAGCAAAGGGCGTGGATGATTATGATAACGTACTTGTTAGTGATATGATTTTGAGTTTATATGCGGTAAAATCAATTTCAAGTGACTTTTCTGGGGGGTTATTCACTCAGACATTATCTCTGGTGAAGAATGCATCGGCCGAGCATTTTACTGACAACGAAGAAATAGCAGATGTAGTAGAAGCGGGAGACTTAAATACTAATTTAGAGAACACTCCAAAAACTCAGGCTGAACTTGACGCAATAAAAGGAGCCGAACAGGCGAAGTTGGTGGCAGCCGCGATAGCGGCGGGCTATAACATAGACGAAATCCCTAAATATCTACAAGAATTGCAAAACAAGAAAGATGCGAGAATTGATAATCATTTCTCAATGAATGATGGTTATCCACTTGGCGGTGCGTATGGCACTGGCGTAACTGGTGGACCGCCGGATGATTCTACTATTAAAGAAAAAATAGTAGATTTTTTCTCACCAATAACAAGCCTTTTTACTTCTTCAACAAAGAACAAGGTAATACCAAGCATTACGGCGGTAGAAACGACAATAGAGAATACAGTAGCCACTCTCGCACCAAGTGCCCTAAATCCTACTGGCGATTTGGGAAAACATTCAAACCCAGCAGTAGATAATATCGTTAGATATAATAATGGTGTGCATTTTGTTAATAATGTAGGAACTTTGACAAACGCATGTAGAGCCAAAGTTGCTGGTGCGTGTGAGGCAAAGGTGAAAGCAGAGAATGATTTACTAGCAACTCTAGGAATTCCTCCAGAAGACAAAGGAAAAGCATCCACGGTGACAGCAGTAAATAAATATTTTAATGACGTTATTGCTGACCCAGGCACAAATGCAGGTTTCGTTCTCAATGATTCAGAAGTGGCCGCATACCAAATGGCAGTTGGCGGTGAATTAAATATTACTGGGCATGACTCAGCAGATATACAAAAAATTGTTAAAAAGGCAACTGGAGAAAACACTCCAAATATAATCATAGATGAAATTAAAGCGGGAACGTATGGAGCGGTTAGTGTTTTGCCTCTAGGAGCATCAGTTGACAATAATATATTAAATGGAAGTGAGCCACTAATAAACGAAGAAGTGGTTGAAGTGCTAATAAATACACCAGAATATACTTGGGAAGAACAAATGTATAAAGACCAAGTTAAGTATCCAAATGCTAACATTGATTGGAAGAATACTCATTGGTTTAAAGCATCAGTTGACGAAGCAGTAACTACTACGAAAGTTTTTAATCCCAAAACAAGAAAATTTGAGATTAAAAAAATTGATGCAAATATATTGACCGCAAAAGAAACACTTGACGTAAAGATATTAAAAGAGTCAATTGAATCCCAAATTGACTTAGCAACAATCACGAGTGATGATGTAGCAGAAGAATGGTATGCCGAGAGTTCTGGAGCATTAGCGGCAAAAATGTTACAAGAAGGCATATCACTAGACGAGATTGCAAAAGCCGCTCATGCAGATGCTATGAAAAATAAAATAGTGAACTCAATTAAAGTAGATAGTCTGTCAGATGCCGCATGGGAGAATGTTTCAAAGAGTGTAGATGCCATCAATCATATTAATGCCAGTGCTACTAGTGGAATTAGAGGTAATTTAACTGATGCAGTCAACACAAAATCTCTGGGTGAGAAATTGAATACAGATGTATCAACAGCAACAGAACTCAAAACAAAAACAGGTGGTTATTATTTTGATTATTTAAAGAAAAAAGAAGATTTAAAAACATTAGATGATGTTCATTTGGAGATAGCAAAAAATCATCTTGCTATGCCAGAGGTAACCACAACTGCGGTAAGAACAATAACTACGGGCGGCGATATAGAATATATTCCAGTAACGAATCCAGTTTCACAAATAAGGATAGATATGCAACCAATTCTAGTCAAAACTAGTAAACTTAATACGCTTGATGTCTATCTTCCGAGTGCAAGAGGTGATGATTTAACCGCTAAAAATGTATCAGTGGCCGAAGTTGCACAACTTGATGAGGCTAGAAAAATATACCAATTGATAACTAATATGGAATACCATGGCGATACAGTAGAAGTTAATGATGATTATTTGAATGAGAAGGTAATTGTAAAAGACTATAATAATCTCCCATCAATAACATATGTAGATAGTAGTGGTACTAATCAGACGATTTCTAATCCTAGTGCTTACTTTGGGTTATACACAAACACGTTTGATGATTCAAATCCAGCCTCTTTGACTGATTATACCCATCTTAAAGAAAAAATATCAGATTTATTCCCAGTAGTAACAGTAGGTAGGGAAGTTGAGCCAGGTGAGGGTATAAACACCGGTAACGGCTTAATGATTGTCATAAAACACAATCAATTTTATATAGATAAGACGAAGCCACCTGGGAGTACAATATGGTAGACAGTACATTAATACAGAATAGAAATGACAAACTGGCGGAAAATACCAGTCCTATTCTTGCAAAATTAGGTAATATTTATAAAGCAATTGTTATCACAAAAACACTTGCAGGAGAAAATCTGATTGACCCAACCGGACAAGGCAGAGTCGCTGCCTATATTCCATCATTGGGCATGTCACCTGAAACGCCTAGAATATTTACCCACGCAAAAACTGGCTCTATGTTTCATGTTCCTGATAAGACGGGTGATGAAATTCTTGTATTCTTCGCAGATGCTAACTCAACGGATGATTCGTATTGGTTTGCAACTGTGTCAGATACAGTAGATATAGTTGCTGGTGGTATTAAAGGAAATCCACACATTGATGGGTCTGGAATAGGCGAAGGTGCATTTGTTGATACTCCTGTTATGAAAAATCACCATGATGCGGCAGCGGCTGAACTAGACGGTGCTGAAATTCCTAACTCGGCATTTAATAAAATACTCGGCGGACAAGGAACATTCAGTGATGACCTTAGAGGTCCAACAACTACTAGTTCTAGAAGAGATGGCGGATATAGAAACAGTAAGGGTGACCAATCAACCCAACACTCTAAAGTTTACGGTATGAAAACATCGGCTGGTTCTTCTATATCAATGGATGACGGAAGTATATCAGATGATGGCACTATACATCCTGAACAGATAAAAATAACAACATCTTCTGGCAGTGCGATTACGATAGATGGCGGTAATGATTTTATTCATATTATTAACAGTAGTGGCACTGGATGGATAGAGATTGGAGCAAGTGGTGAAGTGAATGTATACGCTAAAGGCTCAATGAACATGAGAACTCAGAAAGACTTTAATTTACGAGCAGACAAAAATATTAATATCGAAGCAGGAGAAAATATTAATATGCGTAGTATTAAAACCACTAAGATTAATACAGACGAAGAATTACATTTACGAAGCAAAGCCAATCAATTTTTACAAAGCGAATCAACAATGAATATTAATGTTGGAATTAACTGTGTAGTAACTACTGGCAATAACTTAGAGTTGAATGGTCCAGAAGCACCAAAATCAGAACTTATTTTAGTGAGTGAGAAAGCAGATATTGATGAAAACTTAGAATCAATAATACTTAAAGATACGATTGTCTCTGAGATGCCATCGCATGAACCATTTACTAGACCTCATGCTAAAAAATTAACAACAAGTGACTTTGCATATTCACAAGCAAGTGAAGAAGGTTTAAAGAATTCAGGAACAAAATAATGATATATGATAAACGACAAGGCTCATTGCTAAATTATATCCAAATGCCACTAAACGTTATAACAGATGTTGGTACATTTTTAGGGATAAATTATCACGAAAATGGAAATCCGACTTATATTCTTTCTCACATAAGAGTTGACCTGAATGATGTGAAAGATTTAACATTTTCATCAGTGAGCAAAGACGCCATCATATTAGATAACACACCAACCACTACAGTTCTCAATAATGTAGTGGGCTATAACTATAATATGTCAGATACAGAAATAGAATATGGTTACATTACTGCGGCCTCTACTCGTGTGGATATATCGGCAAATAAGATAACGACTGGAGCGGCACAATTTATTTTAGAGAAACAACTAAGAAATATTGGCAATGTGTTGGAGAAATTTATCAAAGTAAAGATTTCACAACCACAATATGATGCGTTACTATATCACTTTTTTTATGAAGGAGTGAGTGTTATAGAAAACAGTCCAATCACAAAACTTATAAATGCAAAAGACTGGTATTCGATAACAGACGAAATTCAAAGTAACATAAAGAAGAATGGCAAGGTTGATAATATTCTTGCCCAACGTAAAATAAAAACTGCTCAGATGTTTAGTTTCGTGCCTGGAATTTAACGTTTATCTAAAACTTTATCTGCAAGTCCAAACGCAACAGTCTCTTCTGCCGACATAAAATTATCACGTTCCATTGCTTCTGTTAACTCTTCAAATGTCTTTCCAGCAGTATTATGTGATACATAAATTCCAGTTAATCTCTCTTTCATCTTCATTATTTCATCGACTTGAATTTTCATATCCGTTGCTTGACCACCAGCACCACCTGACGGTTGATGAATCATTGTACGTGCATTAGGTAATACATATCTTTTTCCTTCAGCACCTGCTTGTGCTAGTAGTGAACCCATAGAACATGCTTGTCCCATAACTGTAGTTGCTACTGGAGAAGTAATAAACTGCATAGTATCATATATTGCCATACCAGATGTAACTGCACCACCAGGAGAATTGATATAAAAATGTATATCTTTGTCTGAATTCTCTGCTTCTAAGAACAATAACTGGGCACAAATCAAGTCTGCTTGGTAGTCATTCACTTCGCTAGTCAAAAATATCACTCTTTCTTTTAATAAACGAGAGAAAATATCGTAACTACGCTCTCCATTTGCTGATTGGTCAACGACCATTGGTACTAAATTTGGCATTAGATGTTATCCTTGTTGTGATTATTACTATTATTTATATACTATCATAACAGAATTGCATCCATTTGTCAATCTAAAACTACGAATATTATGTAGAGATAAATACATGTAACATAAACTACAGAGAAAATAATAGATATGCCAATATTCGCAGGGTTTAGTACCAAAAATTTAAAAGCAATAAATCACGAGTTACATGACAAAGACTTGGTGATTGAAGACCTAATGAATCATATCATGACTCGTAGGGGCGAACGTGTGATGTTGCCTACTTACGGGTCAATTATCCATGAAATGAAATTTGAGCCTCTGACTCCAGAAACAACTGACTTAATTAGAGCAGATTTAACAAAGATTATAGATACTGACCCGAGAGTTGACCTTGTTAGCATAGAGGTTACAGACTCGGACCATACAATAAACGCTATGCTAAGAATTTCAATTCTACCATCAAATGAGATAGTAGAATTGGCTATCGACTTAGATAGAGAATAATAGAGAGACCATTATGAGCCAAGAACGTACAGACAATCTATTCGCAAGTGAAAGTTGGACAACAGTATATACTGCATTTACCAATATTAGCCTTAAAGCATATGATTTTGACACAATTAGAACAGCACTCCTAGAGTATACAGCACAGACTTATCCTGATAAGTTTAATGACTTCGTATCAAGTTCTGAATTTATCGCAGTCTTAGATTTAGTCGCATACATGGGACACAGTTTAGCATTCAGATTGGATATGAACACCCGTGAGAATTTCATGGACACTGCTGAACGTAGAGCCAGCATTCTTCAAATGGCAAAATCACTTGGATATAATAAGACACGCCCAATCAACGCAAAAGGCTTTATGAAGATTTCAAGTGTCACAACTAGTGAAGACGTATTGGACAACGAAGGTTTATCTCTTGCAGGAAAAATTGTAAATTGGAACGACAGCAATAATGCTGATTGGTATGAGAACTTTATTAGTGTTTTAAATTCTTCATTCGCTGGAAATACAAAAATTCAAAATCCAGCGTCTACAATGAGACTCGATGAGGTAGATTACTCTTTATATGAAATAAATGAGTCTTCGTCTTCAAAGAACATAAATTATCCATTTACTAGTCCAATAGCAGGCGCTTCCAGAAATTTTGAGGCTGTCCGTGTTGTTCTAGACCAGACACTATCAACGATTTATGAAGACGAACCAAATCTTTCTAAAAACTTTACACTTATAAACAGAAATGATAACTTGGGTTCTGCTAGTGATAGAACAGGATTCTTTGTTTACGCTTGTGCTGGTCAATTGAATTACGAAGATAAAAACTACAAAACAGTAATTTCAAATAGAAGACAGAAGGTAAATGCAGTAGACGTATCAAATAGTGATGTTTGGGTTACGAAAACGGATTCGAACAACACGTATGTTTCAAGTGTTACTAAAGTAGACAACTCTACCCGTGAAACTGCAATTTATAATGCCTTACGAACGGGTTCAGGCGATATAGTAAGCATAGGCTCACTTGACAATAACTCAATTGAATTAACTTATCCAGATGGTGTATTTGGTAATGCCGCAAGTGGCGGATATAGAACATGGTACAGAACAGCAGACAACGATAACTTTTCTGTAAATGCAAACGACATCACTAACGTAGATATAACAATTCCATATGTAAGTGGTGACGGCAGAACATATAGCCTAACATTCACACTGACAAGCACTAAAGACTTCACTGAGAACTACTCTGGCGAAACATATGCAAGTGTACGTAGAATAGCACCTAGAAGTTATTACTCACAAGATAGAATGGTTAACGCACAAGATTATAACGTATATCCATTAAGTCTCGGCAGTAATGTAGTTAGAAAATTAAAATCAGTTAACACATCATTTGCCGGTAAATCTCGTTTCTTTGAGATGGATGATGTAATCGGTCACCACTCAAATTTAAGTGTGACAGGCGCTGACGGAAGTTTATTCGTTGAAGATGAGGTAATAAAAGTTCCTCTAAGTTATAATAAAGAACAAGGCAAAAGTGATAATTTTATAAGAAATGAACTTACTAAAGCAATCAAACATCCAAGTCTTTTAAATCAATTTTACTACAAGTATAACAGTGCGGTTGGTATCAATATAGCAGTAGCAAAATCATTTACAGTATCAACAAATGATTCAATGGTAGTAAATGCTACAATAGATGCTAAAGTATTCGAAGGCGATATTTTTGAACTGAACGTTGGTGAAATAACAACATATGCAAAAGTTTTAACAGTAGGCACAAAACTGGCTGACCTGTCATCAAACTACACACTTGACAAATCAATGCCAGCAAATGGAACTATTATAAAAATTATAAGAGGTGTAAGAACAAAATTTAATGACGCCGAAGTAACAGCAATTAAGGCTAAAGTAGATAGTGTTTCAGAAACAACGTTTACATTGAAGTATGGATTAGTAGCCGGCAAGGCACAAGAATGGGAATGGCAAATTCACACTGGTTCTACTCCTTCAGAAATACACGTAATCTTCAACTACACTTCTGGAATTAGAGATAATGAATCAGAATACATAGCACAATTCACTGGTAAAAAAGTGGCATTCGAAAGTAGAGACCAAGTTAAGTTTTTCTATGGGAATACAACTGATGTAATCGATAATGAAACAAATCTATCTCAGAGAGATACTATATTTTTAAACTACTTATCGGGTCAAACTTCAAGTAATTACGATTCAACAACGAATAATCCAACAGTGGTAGTGGGACAACAAAAAGTAAGTAATCCTGCAGTTTATAGTACTGTGGGTGCAACATTTAACGCAGTCTATCTCAACACTGGTGCTAGAGAAACATACAACTTCATTGAAACAAATGGAGCAGTTAGAAGTCCATTATATTCACATTCTCTTATATCACCAGATGGTTTAGAATATCCATTAACAGCGGCACAAGTAATTAAACCTACAACAACTGCAGGTGAGGTTATTGGTGACGAGACAGATTTAGGAGACGGACAAGACAAACTACATTTACAAATTGATGACCTAGCAACAATAACATCATTATCATCCACAGTTGGAATAGACAATTCAGTAACAGTATCGACCGACACTGCTCTGTCATCCACGAATATTGCTATTAACTATTCAGGCTCTGAAGACCATTCTAATGCAGACAGTAGTTTTGCGACAATTAGTACGGCTGATTTGAATACTATTGGGTTCAAAGGAATACCATCAACTACTTATTTTAGTAGTGCTGGTAGTAAATTTGCGTTTATTGATACGACAGATAATATTGAACAAAGCGGAACAGGTATAGTAACAACTTATGATGCTGGAACTACAGAGTATACATTTACTTTGCCATTCCAACATGCCGACACAGATGCTGGTACTCCAGGTAATCAGAACCAATTAAACATCAACACACTAGACCAAGATATCAAGTTCAAACAATATCCGTATGGACAATTTACAATAACAAGTGCAACAGCACTTACAACGAGTAACATGCTTCTTAAAACAGCAAATGGTACTTTTATTGATGCAGAGCATACTACAGTTACACTTATCACTGGTACAACATATAAAGTTGTATTCTGGACACATGCAGTCGCAGTAAATGACCTTATTGATGTCTTTATTGGCTCTCCAACATCTTATGCAGACATTACTACCTTCTCAGTCAGAGTAAAAGCGACATTCGAATTAGCGACATTAGCCACACAAACAGATGTAACATACAAAACATTAGCGGCGCATGTATATGATGATTACTACACTCAAGCAGGTTACAAAGATAATACAAAAGTTAAGTTGTTCGCAGGAAATACAAACGGTAATCCATACGAAGTCTTTACTATCACTTCTGGAAATTCAATGGTAACAGAATCATATACTGTTGGAACAGTAACATATGATAGAGCGTCAACTGTGGCATATGCGGCACCACAAGTCAGTGCCCTCACTCCAGATAATACAGTTCCTTTGACTGCTATATTGTGGTATAACACAACCAACGCAACTTGGTATAAACGAATAGGTGGAGTTTGGAATACATCTTTCACAAAAAGTGGCTCTGGAGAAAACATAGTGTATCAGTCTATATCATATTCAGTGAAAGAAGGAATATCATTTGTTGAAGACACATTTACAAGTTTCAGATGGGACCATTATGCAGATATAGACAAACGAATAAATCCTAGCACAAGTAATATTATTGATATGTATGTCTTGAGTTCTGATTATGTGAGAAATGTACAGAAATGGGTAGCAAAAGATTTCACAACTAAACAACCAACACCACCAAATAATTATGAATTGAAAAAACTAATGACTACAATTGAGCCTAAGGCTGCCATTGCAGACCATGTTGCTTATATTCCAGCAGAGTTCAAATATCTGTTCGGCTCATATGCTACAACAGAGAATCAAGCAGTATTTAAGGTAATTAAGAAGTTGGGAGTTGGATACACAGACAGTGAAATCAAAACAGCAGTGTCTACGAAAGTGAATGAATACTTTGCAATTGACAACTGGGATTTCGGAGCGACATTCTACTTCTCAGAACTGGCGGCATACTTGCACCAAGAACTAGGAGACTATATTTCGAGTGTAGTAATTACTCCTAAATATTCTACGAATGAGTTCACAAAGTTACTAAGTATCTCTTGTGCATTGAATGAGATATTTATGGCAGTAACAACATCGAATGATGTAAAAATAATTACACAATTATCACAATCTGAATTAGTAGGCGAATAACATGGCAAAGAAGATTTATGACTTTTTACCAGGACACTTAAAGAACCGCGAGTTAGAAACAATATTTGAGTCAACTCTTGACCGTGCGTTCTCTGTTGGTGAAATGGAGAAAACAAAAGCGTTTGTTGGTAGAAAAGAAAAAGGAATATTCAAAAGTAGTGATATATATCTTTCATTCCCACCACAATCATATGCAAGAGATAATTATGGATTAGAACCAACTTTCTCAAACAGAAATGCGACTGATAATGTATTCTACGAAGATTTACTCAATGCAGTATACAACAAAGGCTCTCTCACAAACGACCATAGAAGATTATTTAATAGTAGCAACACATTAAGCACTATTGCATTGCCAATAGATTTAGATAAATTTGTTAACTTCAGTATGTATTACTGGGTGCCATCAGAATTTCGTTCAGACATATTTGCAGGAACAGATATTAAACATTACGTTACAATCGACCGTAGCGTAGATAAGCCATATGGCACTAACAACTGGTGGTCAAAGAATAATAGTTGGCATCACTATGATGACATCAAAAAATATATCACTGACTCAAACTTTAAGTTAATAACACAAGCATCTCGTCCAATCATAGAATTTGATAAACATGTAAAACTTAGTAATGGAAGTCAAGCCAAATCTTTGAGTGACACAGTATGGGCTTTACCAACATTTGAATCATACGATTCTACCGGAACAACTCAACTTGCTGACATAAAAATATTTCATTATGTTGCTGGTGAGAACTATGTAACAGATGCAGAACTAGGATTTAAACCTAAGTTAAAAGCGGGTGATTACTATAGTGAATTTGTATTTAATATTGACTTATTAGACAACTCAACATACAAGTGGGAAAATGGGATTGTTGCCGCGAGTTACAAAGATTTAATGATATCCACAACTTTTGATTATAGAAACCTAAGACAAGAGTTGGGCGACAAGGCTACAGTTTCAAATATTCAACTTCTCCAGTCTCCTAAGAATTTCAATTCAATAGATTTATATGTAGACGGTAAAAAGCAATTAGGAAATTATACATTTGATGATGCGTCAAAGAAAATCACACTAACAGAGGCAGTTTCTGGAAACATATATGTTGATTACTGTACTTCAACTCCGGTTGTTTATGAAGGCGACAAAGTATTTCAAAGATTAAACCCTGCACTAGAATATAACGTTGATAATACTTCGTACGCTAATAAAGAATTAGTATACTCTACTCTACACGAGCATATGTCTCGTATAATCGAAACAACTGATGCATTGTCTGGCAATGCAAATGCTTCAAACAACTACAGAAACATTGGTGACACAACTCTGAAATTAAGACACGCAGATAAGGGCAGTGTACTAGTTCGTAACAATGTAGATGTCAAAGAGGCATACTTTGCATTAACAAGAGAAGATTATAATCCACTAAAAGCCACTGAATTTTTATCAAATGCTTATAATGGATATAAGAACAAACTAATAACTACAATTATAAAAACATTATCAAGTAGTGCGAGTGATACCAAAACAGATTTGCAAATTTTAGAAGATGCAATCAGTAGTATATCTCAAGGAAAACACACAAGTGTGAGTATTTTTAGAGATAGTTCTATGATAAACTTTGGTGAGAATAATTCTCATTATCAACAACTTGATGTCACAGTCATTGATGGCGCAACTGAACAAGTAATGCCTACATTCAGAGACTCGATACTACATGACAAAAATATTGTTATAACTCTAAATGATGTTATACAGAGATTCAATATAGATTATACATTATCTTCTGGTGCAACAGAAATAAACTTTACAACAGCAAGGTCAACAGGTGATGTAATAACTGTTAGACATTATATTAACATTAAAGAAACTTATATCCCACCAAGTGCAACTTCTTTAGGTATTGCACCAGCATATATTCCAGAAATAATTACAGATACAGGATATTCTTCATCAGTGAAGTTTATTAAAGGGCACGATGGTTCACTGACTCCTGCATATCCATTAGTAGACGGTAAGACAAATAGAATAGATACCATATTAATTATATTCGAAACTTTGGTGTTTAATAATCTAACAAACAATAAAGATTCTGACATAGACAGCATGAATTATGGCATATATGGCACAGCGACAAATGACTATACTATGTCTGAAAAGAAATATATTATGTATCCATTCTTTAAGAAGTGGATGATGAGAAATAGTATTGACGACTTAGACAACGATACTTACGATGTTACTGATTTCAAAACATGGAACTATAGAGCAAAAGATGACACAACCGCTGGTCACTGGAGAGGTCAACTACTACAGGCTTATGGCACAGATAAGCCACTATTAGAACCATGGAAGGCATTAAAATTATCACAGAAGCCAGCAGGCTTTGATACGAAATACGGTGCAACTTATACGACAATATCCTTTTGGGAATCATTAATAAATCTAAATGATTTATCGATACCAGTCCCAGTTGACGGTTCAGGAAACTTGCGGACACCAGCAAATTTGTTCTTCGGTAGTGCAATATCATCAAGTGACATAGCATTAATGGACCAAGCATGGGAATTCGGAGACAACTCTCCAGTTGAACTTGCATGGACTCGTAGTAGTGAATTTGTATTTGCAGAGTTTCTATTGATGATGCTGACAAATCCATTTGAGATTATACACAAGTATTCAACTGAATTAAAATCTATCATTTCCTATTCTAACCAGAATGACAGTATCAATAACGAATTAGTAATTGCAGAAAAAGAGAACTATTCATTTAAGTTGGGTTCAAAGTTAGGTGGGTTTGTTAATAACTTTAAATTGCAAACAGAAAATAATTCACTATCAAATAGTAGATTCACTGAATTGCCAGAAGACAACTTTGATTTGTTTGTTCACGCTGGTGTACCAAACAGAAGTGAATACTTTAGTGCTATCGTATTAGAAAAAGTATCAACTGCTACTAAGCATCCAGTTTACGCACTGGCTGATGTGGCAACTTACTTTAAGGGTTTGGTTGTTCTGAATTCAACAGATGGCAAATATTATAAAAGAAAAATAGACGGCGTATCATCAAAAGAAACTGCGGCTGCAATTACCTTTGACTACGCAAGTTGGACACTAGTTTCCCAACCTAAAATTGATAAGTTTGGATTTAGAATTCATGGATATGATGAACTAAATCCTACATTTTATGCGATGGGATGGGATAAATCAAGTGGAGAAAAAGCATTCTCAACATCGGGTGACAAACTTACGTTACAGAATTGGACATCTGGTGAATACTACAGAATGGATTCATATGCATTATGGAACAGTGTTCCTTATGTTTGTCTTACTAGTCACACAGCAACCTCTGACTTTGATGATAACATTAAAGATTGGAAACCAGTAACAGAATGGCCAAGAACTAATAAAGTTCAAGCAATGGGTTACAAAGAATTAGTAGATGACACTGTAAAGAATTATAATTACGGTGATATATTAGATACAGTAGATGACGTTGCTCACTTAATACTGGGTTACGCACATTATCTTGAATTAGTAGGATGGGATTTCACAGACTCAAGCGAGTTTGGTGAACCAGTAAATTGGGAAAATCTATTATTCAAGTTCTTAGAATGGCAATCAGAAAATAATTCAGTTGGTGATTTTATCACTCTTACGCCTTTATTAACTGGCGGAAGTTTTAATACAGATTATGGTGTAGCCAGTGTAGCAACAGAAACATTTAAGAACTACTATCGTATAGTAGATGCCTCTGGTAGACTTATACCAAGTACTGAAGTTAATTTTCATACAGACGGTTCTAAATTAACATTCACAAGTAACATTCCTATCTATGGAATGAAGATGGACATAAGAGATATCGAACACGCATTCGTTATCGATAGAACTGATAGTTACGGAGATATTATATACGACCCACACAATCATAATAGAAATCTTAGAGTACAAATTGATTGTAACAGAACAGTTGGATGGGACGGAACAATGGCTGTTGATGGTTACATTGTTCATAACAACGAATTGATACCTAACTTTGATACAATGATTGCTGAAACTCAATACTACAGAGATACGTTAGTTGACCAAGGTCTATCAATTATCAATAAGTTAAAATCAAATCAATATGGATATACAACAAGAGCATATCTATCAAATCATGGTATTGAAAGAGAATCACAATTAGAATTTTATAAAGGTTTCTTATCACATAAAGGAACAGGCTCTAGTGTAAACAAGATTGTCAACACTAACAGTGCTGTTAAAGACATAAAACATTGTGATATATGGGCAATTAAATTAAGTGAGTATGGACATCAGTCTACAAAATTCACAATGGAAAAAGAAGTCACGGTTAGTGAAATGATTCAGGACCCATTTTTAATAGAATATCAAGATACTACTAAAGAACTATTACCAATTAAAAAAGAAAGTAATATAGCAATCAAAACAACTGGATATGTGAATGAGTCTGATGTGAGTTATATCACAAGTACATACGATTCATTAACTTCATTGACTGAAACTGCTCTATACGAAGGAGATACAGCATGGCTACAAACAGATGATGATAGAGAATGGGATGTAGTACGACTTAGTGAAGTAGCAGAAATAAGTTATATTGGCGAAACATCAGACAATCAATTATACATTGGCACTGCATCTGCTATTGATAGTACATCTATTACTAAGCCGATTTATTTAAAAATAACTGCTGATGAGATAACACCAACCATATCAGGTTATTACTTGCTATCTTCTAACGGAGTAAAAACTGTAAGCGGAGTCACAGTATACGAGTATCTAGTATTTGAAGAAGATTTTGAACCATTAACTGTCGAGATAGATTCTACAACTTCGAACAGTATCTTTGTGCCAACTAGTTCAAATTCTGGAGTAGAAGCGATAGGTTCAGTTAGTAATCCAGTATTTAATAGTGGTGATATTATTACAATCGATGGAACATCTTACACTTATACTCCATCAGGAACTACTAGTACGGGAATAACAATACTAGGCACAGTTGCTAATTCAATTATATCAGAAGGCGAACAAGCAAGTTTTGTTGTTTACAACAATTCCGGTATAGTTGAGAACGGAACAAATACAACTGTAACATTCTCAGGAACTGTTGCAACAACAACAGGCGCATTTAGTTCAAACCAAGGTGACCAAATAACTGTAGATGGTACGGGGTTGACTATTGGTTACAGTGCATCTGAAACTATATCGAAAACATCAACATCGACAAGAAGTTCACCACTGACGACAGGAAACACTGTTATCATTGATAGCACAACAAAGACAATAGCAGATTTATCAGTTACTGGTTCTGTTGCTTCTCCAGTAATGTCATCGACATCGCCACTAACAATTAATGGTGACACAATTACGTTAGCAAGTGGTGCCAATTTATCGGCGATTGTAATTGCGATTAATTCAGGAACTAGTAGTGTTATAGCAAGTACTTCAGGAAGTAATTTAGTTATCACAACTTCAGTTTCCCAACTAACTATGACTGGTGGTTCACTAATAGATTTGGGACTATCGGCGACAAACTCATACACAGATTCAAAACTAGATAATCTAGCAACAGCCCTAACTACAATAACTAATATTACAGCAACAGTAGATGCAAACAATCGCATGACTATAGTAAGTTCTGGCACTACAATGACAATCTCTGGAACAGCATTAAATCAGTTGGGTATCACAGCCGGCACATATGAAACTAATTCTAATCCAACATTAGATAGTGTTTCTGCACAGATAAATGCACTTTCTATTTCTGGAATAACTGCATCAGTTGTAACTGGAACTCTTAAGATATCAAGTTTAAATCATAACTTAGATATAGTTGAAGTAACCGCTGGCGCTATGAGTAGATTA